AGCAATCAAAGGTATGTCTAAAACCTTTATGCCTTCCATCGCTTCACGAATACTTTCTGCCGTCTTCTTTGCTAAAGAATCTGGGGTAAGGGTTACAAGTTCGTCATGAACTGTTAGAAGAATCTTGGCTTCTGGTGGTACCAAATCATGAGCCCTAATCATAGCAAGTTTCATGATGTCTGCTGCTGACCCTTGGATACGCGTGTTGAAAGCCTGACGCTCAGCACCAGCCCTAACACCAAAGTCTCTAGATGCAATCTCTGGTAGATAACGTTTTCTACCCATAAGGGTGGTGACATATCTCTTAGCCTTAGTCTGAGCAACAACCTTCATTCGATAGATGTTTACCGATGGAAACTTTGCTGCAAAATTTGTAAGTAAGGTTTTAGCCTCTGTAACTGAGCATCCTATAGAACGAGCAATCTTATCGGGACCAACCCCATAAGCCATAGCCAATACAAGTACCTTACCAGCCTGACGATTAACACCCATGGTGTCTCCTACAGTGGTGTAGATGTCCCCACCATCCATGTAGTTTTTCATCATAATAGGGTCTTTAGACATAGACGCAATAATGCGAGGTTCAATCTGTGAGTAGTCAGCAACAACTAATTTAAAACCCTCAGGTGCGTAGAACAAGTTACGAATAGCTTTGCCGTGTGCGGTAGCTGGATTGGGTACGTTCTGCAAATTTGGATTACGGCTAGAGAATCTGCCAGTCTCTGCACCATGTTGAATAAAGTCTGCATGAATACGACCGTTGACAAGAAGGCTATCTTTGTATTCTGTTTTAGACTTTCCACCAACAGTTCTAGTTACATCCCCACCTAGGTAAGGAATAACGTAAGTAGTAAGCAACTTATTTAAATCTGAATATTCTAGTAACGCTTTAACTAATGGGTCTTTATCTCTGTGTGGCTCTAGTGCTTCCGCGGATACAGAGTAGTCCATGTACTCAAGCTCTTTGCCTTCCATATCTTTTTTAATACCTTTGCCAGTAAGAATTTTAGGTTTTAGACCTCGACCTCCTTCTGACTTTTTTGAATACAAAAGGTATTGCTTCTCTTGATTTGAATTTATATTAAAAACTCTGCCAGCAACTTTATAAATCTCTGAGCGAGCAGCCTCGATATCTTTTTCTAGTTGTTCGTGAAGCTGTTTTAAAGCAGACATATCGATTGGCGCACCAGCAAGTTTCATATGACAAAGAACTTTAAGAACGTCCATCTCTAGTTTCATAATCTTTGTAAGTTCTGCTGCTTCAATCTTTGGAAGCACGGCTTTGTATAAAAGAAATGTGTATTTAGCATCTAAGTATGCATACTTAGCTACCTCACTAAAAGGGTGAATCTCTACCTGAGCACCTACACCTTTGGTCATTTCAAATCCAAGTTCTCGCTGCAAGCAGTCATCTAAACCGCACTTGTTTTTATTACGGTTGTCATAGATAAATGAACCAACCATGGTGTCAAAGTATGGACCAGAGGGTATACGACCGTTTAAATATTTAGCAACAGAGGTAAGGTCAAAGACTAAGTTGTGACCAATAATCAATATCTCATCGTTAAAAAACAAAGGTTCTAAAGCCTTAAAGACCTCTCCAGGAAACATTTGAGAGGGGGCTGGACCAAATACTCTAGTAGATTTTTTTGCATCTCTAGAGTAGTCACTTGGTCTGGCGTCTAAACCAGCGGCAACTCTCTTCTCTCCTTGACCAGTTAATGGAAATGACTCAGACTCAAACTCCCCGTGTGGATGCCCCATTGGGATAACATCTCCACGCCCGTGGGTGGCAAAGCTAAGCCACATAACTTCATTAACAACTGTCACACCACGACGTGGTCCTACAGTTTCACAATCAAAAGCAAAAGAATCTTGTTGGAGATAGTAAGCAACCATCTCGTCTAATTGTTTTTTAGTCGTAATAATGTTCAAATTTTTATCCCTGGAATAGGGCCTCAGGGCTGAGCAGGGGATAGTCTGCTCAGCCCGTTGGCGTTCTAATTGTGGCTAGAGGAGTGAGTCAGCAATTTCATCAAGCTCTGCCCATGTGTGTTCCTTAATAACGGAACGTTCGAACGGCTCAATAAGTGCAACTTCTTTCTCTGCCATCTCAGGTGAGATGTTCCAGTCTTCCATAAGGTCTCGAGACTTTACGGCATTAAGGTGATAAACAGTTTGTTGTTGTTTACCTGTACGACTAATAGCCCAAAAGTTTTTTGTAAGTGGGCCTTGTGGTGAGAACTCTGCAGCATGCAAAGTTTTATATAAACGTGGTGATGCAATAAGCATCTTTCGTTCAACTCCTGTTGGAGTTACAATTGCAATTGTAAAAGCACGCTTGTCTTCAGGCTTGCTTCCAAGCTTTGTTGCTAGAGGGTCGTTGGCACCTAATGAAACATAGGAGCGCTTGCCGACAGTCTTTTGCTGTAAGAAGTGTTGCTTGTAGATTGCAAATGGACCATTCTGGTCAATGAACTTAACGATAGTAAACTCACCATCAACAAACTTAAACTCTGTTGGATAGTTAGTTACTGATACAGATAGCTGTTCTGCTGCTTCCCAGCCAGATGCTACTGCGGTGGATGTTGCTTGCTCTGGACGAGCGTCTACTGAGAATTCATCAGTCTCAGGCATATATTCTTCAGTACGGTTTACTGACATTTTTTTCCTTTGCTAGTTAGGTTCTGTTGTTTTAGTTTCTTGTGCTCGGAGTTCAATCCAAGCCTCAGCAATTGCGTTAGTCAATTTCTGGTTAGGCCATTTTAACCTAGTTTTATCTAGAAGTCCAGCCTTTCCAAATAGTTCAACTACCACATTAACCTGTGGGCGGGAGTATAACCTCTGCCCACGGATTACTTTTCCGTCCTTTGTTTGGATATCAGGACTGCGGTATGGCGACACTGGCAAGTAGCCATTGTATAGCCACTTCTTAACCGTAGATAAAGGGCGTCCTAAAGCGTTAGCTAATGCCACATTAGTAAAGAACTCTATGTCTTTACCGTTAGGCATTTTTTTAATTAACGGTTTAGCATCCCAACCAAGGTCAGTAGGCACGTCTACTTTCTTTAGGTCACGGCGTTTTCTTTTACTGCCTGGATAAAACTTATCCAGTCCAGCAAATATATTGTCTATCTCGTCAGGCATTTATTTTCCTACGATAAATGCGTACGTTATTTTAGAGGGAAACATAGTATCTATATCTTCTTCGGTCAAGTGACCATTATAAAAAGCAGCCATGATTGCAGATTCATCAAGGGTAGGGGTCATTTTAATACAGGTATCTTTAATACCTTTTTTAGTTAGGATGATTTCTGCAGCAGCAATATCTAGATTTTTTGATACGCGCTTTTGTTTCATGATAGAGATTTCATTCTCTTCATCAGGAATATTTAAAACAATATGACCACGGTCATCTTCTGAGCCATGCTCATCAATAGATGCTGTTAAACGTGTTTTGATTTCTGTTTGACGTTTACTTAATAAATCAGCTTGGTCTTTTAAACTTAAGTATTGACGTACTTCATTCTTAACTGTTTGTAAATCCATTGCTATCCCCAATCAGTAGTGTTGGGGAAAACTTAATACCCATTCAAGGGCGTGTCAAGTTACTTTGCGTTATTTGATTTAATGCCTCGGTAGCCAGTCTTTTTTTTATTCATGCTGCCAGGTTTTTTGTAGCCGCCTCCACCAGGAGTTGAAGCTTGGCGTTGAGCTAGGGCTTTAGCAATTTTATCGTGGTGTTTCCCCATTTGCTACGCCTCTTTAATATAGAGTTCAAGAGCTGCAATAATAATGCTGGTAACAGTGACCTTCTCAGCTGCAGCTTTCTTTTGGACAGCTTTCCATAGGTCATCTGGGACGCGGATGGTACGCGTTGGGGTCTTAGGTGCGTTAGGCATCCGTCAAGTATACCTGTCCAACAATTATCGTTAGGTGTAAAGCTCTCCCCCAAGGACTCGAACCTCGATAGGCGGAACCAGAATCCGCAGTCTTGCCAATTAGACGAAGGGAGAATGGAGCGGTTGACGAGGCTCGAACTCGCGACCTGCACCTTGGCAAGGTGCCGCTCTACCAACTGAGCTACAACCGCATTGCTGCCCCACCTGGGCTCGAACCAGGGACCTAGCGATTAACAGTCGCTCGCTCTGCCAGCTGAGCTATAGGGCATTACTACACAGACGATGATATCAGAAACTGTTTTAATCCTTCTACGCTCATTGGGACGCCACCCTTATCATCTATACCTTCACCATCAATTACTGCATTAGCTACAGCACTCTTATGTTGTAAGGCCTCATACTGGCGCTCTTCAATAGAACCTCCAACTATGATGTCTTGAATTACAATTGAGGGCCAGGTTGATGAAGCTCTTTTAATTCTTCCGTTTCTTTGGATTGCTGCTCCTGAAGACCACGGGAGGTCATAGTTGACCAAGAGGTTAGCTGCAGGTAAATCGACCCCATACCCACCAGCATCGCTAGAAACCAAAACACGAACATCAGGATGTTCATTAAAAGCAATTTTATTCTCCTCTTTAGTTTTAGCGTCTAGCTTGCCTGAATATAGACGGCACTGTTCAAGCCCTAAAGCTTCAGCAATTTTATCTAGCATACCAACATAGGTTGCAAAAATCACGACTTTGTTATCTTTATTTTGTTCTAAAAATTCTTTTACATAATTAATAAGGTAATCTAATTTAGTAGATGTAGTTATTCCATCTAGGTAACCATTAAGAACTAAATCAGCAGCATAGGCCGAACCTTCACCATTCATTAAATAAAACTTTTCTGCACTTTTTTTAATAAGGTCTGGGTGTGAACATAACATCTTTAAACACCCAATTTTAGACATAATTTTTCCGCGCATCTCATCTTCAGGACCGCCACGACGGCTAGACTCAACACCGTAATGAGCCATAACATTAAAATTAGAACCAAACATAGATTGAGCTTCGTCTAAATCAAATAACAAATCTTTAGTTATACGCTCATATAAAGCTGAGGATTTTCTATCAAGAATTATCTTGACAGGGTCTTTGTGGATTGAGTCAGGTAGATACGGCGCTACGTCTGGGTCTTTTTGAGCTTTACGTACGCAAGCTTCCTTTAACTTAGTGTGAAGTGTTGGTAAGTTTCTGTAATACTGAGGAGCGCCCCACGAGTTTCTTACAATAAAAGCAGCATCAAAGATGTCAAACCTACCAAGTACGTTGGCGTCAACAAATTGCATAATGCTATAAAGCTCTTCAGGTTTACCATTTTCAATAGGAGTTCCTGTAAGAGCAAAACGATAGGGCGCATTTACAAGTTTCTTTACTGCTTTGGAACGTTTGGATTTAAATGACTTAATGGCTGTGGCCTCGTCAAGGACAACAAATCCTCGGGGAAGTTCTCGTACATGAGACCAGTCGTTAACAACTTGCTCATAGTTAAGGATGATGTAATCAACCCCTGAATTCCGCCAGTCATAGGCAAGTTCATATTGCTCTGCCCTTTTCTTTGGCGTTCCATCAACAACCAAAGTGCGTGAAGTTCCATTAGTAAATTTCTCTATCTGATTAGCCCACTGATACTTCAATGAGGATAGACAGATTATAATCCCTGGTTCTTTAATTTTGGTCTCATCCATCAGACGTTCTATGGCAGCAATAGTAAGAACTGTTTTACCTAACCCCAAGTCATAAGCAACCAACATCTTGCCTTGCTCACACATACGGTCTACAGCCTCAGGCTGATAAGGAAGTAGGGTGCCAGTAAATGTCACAGAGGAATCTCGTTAACTCTGTCTTTAGACCAGTGGATGTAAGACCTAATATAAACAAGAGCGTAGGCAAGAGCGGAGAATATAAACCCGTATTGGTCAGTAATAAGGGCGTACGTAATCCATAGGCACTCGTTAAACAGAAGGACTAGCCAACCCCATATAGTCTTACGACCTACAAAGTAAATACCTGATACACCTATAACGGCTAGTATCCAAGACCAATATTGCATTAGGTATAAGCTCGCATCCTAGTTTGTATAAGAACTTTAAGGTCATCAAGGGTACCGTTGTTCATAAATATTTGGTCAACTTTTTCCCCGTCCATCGCGGACTCTGAGTTGTGAGCATTTACCGCTAAAACGCCTGAACGTTTTATACGCCAAATCTGTGCGTTGTCGTAATCTCTAATAGCCTTAGCTTCATTTGGATATCTAACATCAGTAATAACATAGTTAACCTCTCCAAATAATTGAAGACCGTTTAACGCATGCTTTACCCAAAACATATCACCAAAAGTTTTACGGGCACCAACGCCTAACCTCTGAAGAAGGTCACGAGCTTCGGGATAGTCAACCTTTACCTTGTCCCACCCATACACATCAACCAACCCTTGAACTCTATAACCTTCTTTGAGCATCGGGTTCGCTTCATATAACAGGGCACGTATAGGGTCGGCAAAAGCAACTCGTTGGTAACCGTAATTTTCTACAAGGATATTAGCCACAGTATCTTTACCCGACTGTGCGTATCCAGTTAATCCAATAATCATGAAAGCGCCTTCTCTCCATGAACGCAATGCTTAGCGTTATCTAAACCCCACTCTATCTCAACTTTGCTCATACCGCCAACATCTTTCATACCTGTAGAGGTATAATTAAAAAACCAACACTCTAACCCCATCTCAGTTGCTAAGGTTAATAGACTTAAAGAAGAACCTTTACCTGAGTCATCGTTGTCCATTGCAAAAACTACTTTTTCAGCCCCACGTATTAAATTAAACTGAACCATTGACACGGCAGAACCATAGGTTGCTACGCCCCCTGTGATGCCTACGGAATCTAACCTGACAACATCTAATGGGGATTCAACAACAATCATTGTCCCCCCTTTGTATTGGTTGTAGCCAAAAAGAGTTGTGCTTTTTTGAACACCAACGGGTTGATTTTTAAAATACCGTGCTCGGTGTCCCTTCTCTTGCCAGCCCAACAACTTACCTGTTAAAGGCTCTCTAATAACGGTTATCCAATTAGAACGTCGTTCATCCCACAATAAATCATGTTTGACTGCAGCGGAAACGGTAAGGCCACGTGATTTAAGCGCATCAACTGGAGGTCTAACAAATGCAGAAAGCATTGATTCTGTAATAAATGTAGGCTGTTCAAATATTTCTTTAGGTTTTAAAGCTTTTTGTAATGAATTAGTTAAGTTAACATCTCCTGAAGTAATAAAAGCTTTTGCGGCATCATAGTCAGAGCCTTGAATCATAGAAACTAAAGTTGTTAGTGCACCTTTGTGACCGCATGAGAAACAAAGGTTTGCACCCGTGTCAGCATTAATCCAAAAAGACGGGTTCCTATCTTCAACTCCTTTTATTAATTTATGAACAGGACAGTAGCATTGAATCTCATACCCACGAACAGATACAACATCAACACCTAATCTGTATAACGTATCCTGCATTTCATCTACAGTCATACTTGCCAATCATCGCCTTCCATCTCACGGAATTGTCCAGTGTTCCAATCCCAATTAAGGGCAACCTCTGAACGTCCTGAGTTACGGGAGTCAAGAATCTTTAACATACGCATGTCATCAATCGCGTCATCAATTCTTTGAAGACCAAAGATAACATCGGCGTCTTGATGGAAAGAAGATGAGTAACCAATAGAGTCTGCGGTTAGTTGCCCTTTTTTCATTTTCCAATTTAAAGCCTGAGTAGAAATAACAACAGGAACTTTAAACTTCTGTGCCATACGTTTTAAAGAACGAGTGATGTTAGTAATTGCCTGCGGGGTATTAGCCTCGCCCGACTGCTCATCAATCATGAGATAAGTACCGTCAATAAAAACAACATCAGGGTGCAGTACTTGAATCTTACTTGTGATACCTGTAACTGTAGAACCAGCAGCAGAATCTACTAACCAGAATCTTTCACGCATGCCTTCAATTCCTTGAAGCACTCTCTTGTATCGAGTCTCTTCTTCGGGGGTAAGCTTTCCATTAATCAATCGGTTATGTGATACGCGAGCTTTTTGAGCATCGTAACGAGTGAGCTGTTCATGGTTGCTCATCTCAAATGACTGAAACATTACTTTCTTATCAGTCATGTGAACGTTCTGTGCAATCTGCAAAGCAAGGGTTGACTTACCAGTTTTAGGTGGAGCAACAATAACAATCAACTGACCATTCTGCAATCCACCTGTTGCTATATCAATTGTTGGAAAACCAGTTGGAACTCCAAGTAACCCTGGGTTGTTCTTGCGCCACTCATACTCATCAAAACGCTTGGTAGCTTCTGATGTTAAATCTAAATCGTTAGTCTTACTTAGTCCGTCTTCTTCTAACTTTATTAAACCGCTTTGAATATTAAGAATAGCTTGCTCATGGTTTTGTTCTTTTTCCAAAGCACTGATAGCGCTTTGCACCATCCCAATAGTGTTGGCTTTTCTACGAGTAGCAACAACTGCATCAATTAAGTACTCAACAGAGTCTGATACAGCTGCTGGTACATAGTTGGGGAAGTTTTCTTTTATGACATCAAGGCTCGGTACCTCTGCATAATTAAAAAAATGCTGGCGAGTAAACTCCCAGATACGTTTGTTAGTAGGGTCTACAAACCAAGTGTCTTGTACGCCTCTATCAAATAGGGGAGCGACATCACGGTCATGTAAGACTTTACTTAATAATTTACTTTCGTTGTTCATAAACCTTTGAAGTCCTTCCCCCAGTGCCCGTATCGAAGTAGCCTAGAGTCTACATCAACAACTCCAAGAACCTCGGGCCTGTAGGGAAGTTCTGAAACCAAATGATTGACCGACTCGTATGATGAAAAGTATCTAAACGGATTAGTACCCATGTTGTCAAGTGTATCCATAACCTTTGATAGCTCATCATCTGATAAATCAAATGAAACAACCTCTAGGGTTACTCCAGCTTTAGTAGTAAACAAATATAGAAAGCTTAAAATGTCTCTTCTAAACTTTTTGTCGACTTTTGGTACTGGAAAGATTTTAGCAATTTTCTTTACAGTTATATTTACTTCTAAAAATATATCCGTAGCAATGAGGTAACGTTTTGGAAGCTCATTACTAATATCCCCGTTTTTCACGGGTTAAAAAACTTCTATCTTACCGAACTTAATAACAAACTCTCGAAAATCAATGTTTGATTGTCGAGCTTTTTCGGCATCGTCTTTAGTTGCACGACTAGATATCTCTAATGGATAGTTACCTTTGTTGTTATCAATTCGTGCTTTAACAAAACGAACATGCTTACAGGTTGCTCGTCCTCTAAATCCTGGACAGGTGCAACTTAGTGAGTCACTATCTTTTTCAACAGATACCTCGTAGATACCTGGCCCAGGGGTTTGCTGTTGGCTAAGAAACACCTGAACTAAACGAGAGTCACTTGACACTATGTTCTCTTTCATTTACGCATATCTCCCTCTGTTGAAATAATTGGCATGTAACCAAATGCTTCGACTGCATAGCTTGCTGTCGAATCTCCGTATAACGCTGCCCATCCTTCAAGAGGAATGTTAGTGGTAACAATGGTCGGTAGTCCATTATTTACTCGGGTGCGAAGAACATGATGAAACATGTTCTTCTGCCACCCAGTAAGGCCTGCGTGCTCTTTGCCTAAATCATCTATAACTAGTACTCGTATGTTATAGGCATCGTTTTCACACTCACCTAACATCCCATAATAAAGGGTTTCCTCTGCGTCTGTCGCCCCATCCATAATAGAACTTTTAAGGTCTAGGACCTGATTAAATGTGGAAAAGTAACAAGGCCTTACTAAAGGCATGTTTTTTGATGGAGCGAATGAGCTGACAGGAAGGGTAGTAATCATCTCTTGAATGATAGAGATAGCAAGGGTTGTTTTACCGTGTCCTGGTTTTCCATATAGGAGCAACCCCTGACCACTGCTTCTAACACCATCAGCTTTAATAATTTTATTTTTACCAACAGCGTTAATCCAAGTACGGATTGTCTGGATATCTTGTGGGTCAGTGGCTGTGCAGTCATCCAAAGTCCAACCAATTAAAGACGAAGGTATGCCAGCAACTTTAATCCAAGCAGCTCTACCAAGTTTTAATTTATCAGTCTTGAACATTGAACTTCTCCATTGAGCTCTTGTACTTAATCTTGGCGGTAACCATATCATCATCTGTAACCATTGCACGTTTTACATCTGCAACCATGCCAGGGGCACGAACAATAAATTGTTTCCACAGCTTCTCGGGGTCATCTAAAGACTGTTCATGAGTAAGACTGCTAAAGAAACGTTCCATAAGAAGTTTTTCTAAAGCCCCATTTGAATCGTTGTTCTTTCTAAAGGTGCTCAACGCCATAATGAAACGGCTCTGGTGAAGACGCCATGGTGGCATGTTCCACTGGTCAGGTACAAGGCTAGAAAAATATGAAGCGCTATCGCTAACGGTCCAGTTAACAGGGTCTTTCTTGTCTCTGTGTATAAAAGCCTTCTGAGCCTTCTCGGCCTTAGCCTCCTCGTACTCTTTTTGTTTACGCGCCTTG